GTAAACTTGGCTGCTGATTCCCTTGTGCGACGCTGACGCAGTTAGGGTTCCAGGCAATTCACCCAGTTTTACAACCGCTCTCTCAAGCGGCGGAAGCCAATTCGACTTCTTCAGGAAGTTCCCAGGCAACCACTTCTTGCTCAAGAGCATAAGGCTCTGAATCGTAACGTGATTGAACATAAGGAATGTTCGTACCATATGCACGACGGAAGTCGTTGATGGCGAACTGTTCTTTACCGAAGCGTAAAATACGACCAGCACGGGTCGGGGTGTCGACGACGGGGGCGATGAAGTTGGCAATGTTGGTCGCAGGAAGCATAAAGCCCTGGGCCAAAGTTGTCAAAATCGGATCTACGCCCGCATACGTCTGTTGCAGGTTCATCATTTGAGATGATCTCCTTTTCAGAAATAAGGGTTGACTTCAAAAATCGCAATAAACGATTCCTTGGACTTACTCTTGTGAACAAGAAGCCAAGGAACGTGTTTCTTAGAAAAACCGTTAGGTTTTTATCAAGCGAAGGATACTAGAACTAAACGACGGCCACCAATTTCAACGAGTTCGCGAACAAGGGGGGTAGTACCGTCAAGAGTAACTGCAGTACCAGTGGCTACAGCTTGACCCAAAACGTTGATCTGGAGTTGAGTTGCCAAAGTGATAGCAGCAGAGGCAGGAGCAACTTCAATCAACAGGAGACCGCTTGTGGCAACAGTGAGTTGACGAGCGGTATAAGGTTGTGCTAAAGCGGTAGGCATGTAAGCCTGGTTGATACCTACGATGGTGGTAGGTGCAACGGTGAAAGCATCGCCAGCAGCAGCATAGCTGGGGCCGGCAAAAGTTGCATAAGAAACTGCGCGAAGCTCGCCAATTTCAACGGTACCGACTGCACCACCTTGAGTATCGGTAGGTGCTTCCCAAGTTTCCGCGTAACGGATGAACTGTTTTCCGTACACGGGTCCAGCGTTTGTAGCCATGATTTTATCCTATAGTAAATGGACTTCAATGTTTTTTGTTTGCTCTAGGACTTGTTTTGTTACCTAGTTTAAGATATTAAGATTTACCCTTATTTATATTCTATGAAGCACCGACATCTGTCATAACACCTACAACCTTTCCCGGGCAACGGCAATTCCCCAAAAGGTTGCCAACCCACCGAGTCATACTGTTTGCAGTCAATACAACATTTCTTATCGCGTTTGGCTACTCTTCTCATTTCCTTGAAGCCTTGGTCTTGGGATACCATGTAGAGCCCTAAGTTGTAAAAAGAAAACGTAGGTGTAGCCAAATAGCGAGAAACACGCTCAGCGAGAGAGGGCCAAGTTTTTCCTTGGGCTCTTTGTTGTTCAGCTTCGAGTTCACCAATCTGTTCTGGATTGATGTTTTCGAGTTCGTCAATACCTATATCAATTGCTCCAGGTACTGCCCCGAGCAAGTTATAGTCTGCAAAGTCAAGAGTTTGGTCCCCAGGTCGTAAAACACCGGAGTCAATATAAGTTTTTGTCTCCGCTAAAAAAGTAAGCAGAGGGGGAAGCATATCACCGACAATCACAGGCCAACTTTTTTCAAGTTTTTGCTCGGGTTTGTCAGTTCCAACTCCCAAAATAACTGCAGCTAAGGCAGAGACAAGGGTTTTATCGATCAGAGTCCTTTCGTACTCTTCCCACTTCATTAGCTTGTCTCTGTAACCTTTTACCAAAGCGATTGCTTCGCTTTTCATTCTCTCTTCGAGAGTTGGTTGATCTTTGCACTTTGCAGCCAGTGTTTTTGCTTGAGAGAAGAAAGCAGACCTCCTCTTAGTTACCATTCCTATGGCCGAGAGGAGGTCCATTTTATCTACCTGTACTTAGGAGAACATTGCTTTTTTCAAAGCTTCCACATAATCTAATTTTCCCTCGGACTCATCTACCATTCTGAGAGCACGCTCATGTGGGTCGAGATCAGACTCGGCATACTGGAAAGTACCACCGGCAACTTCTCCAAAGGAGACCATTGGAGGAAGCTTACTTAGGAGGTTGAGTAACTTCGTTGCGGAAGTTTCACCCTCAGAGAACTCAAGAGTACCAAACTCAAGCCCTTCCACATAGGAAACAAGCTCTTGCTCAGGCATCACACCATCGGTCAGACGACCTTCTGTATACAAGTGACCGATTGCTTCGGCCATTTGCATCTTACGGAAGTTCATCTTCTCTTCTTGATGTGTGCGCTCTAACTCGGCGTACTTAGATTTGAGGGCCATCAGCTCATCGTACATCTGCTGTGGGAAACCCATAGCTTTAGCTTGACCGCCAGAACCCATGCCATAATCCATACCGCTGCCACCACAAGCATGGTCGGTAGAGAGTTCGTTGTAGTCCTCATCACCTTCGTCCACACCGTCATCGCCTTCACCTTCTTCGTAGGTAGAGCCGAAACCGGTCTTGGTGTAAGGATCTTTCATCTTGCGCTCACCGTGCTCTTCAGCAAACACGCCGCCGGACTTCTTAGTCTTTTGGTTGGGGCCACCCTCAAAGTCACCGCTAAGGTTATCTTCAGAAAAAGCACCGTCCGGTCCAACAGTTTGGTCAGCTTCGTCAGTCTTGTCGAAACCACCCGGCACAAGTTGGGGTTTGGTGGATTTCTTTTCGCCACGGGTTTCAGCATAAGCGCCGTCCGGTCCGACAACTTCGTTGTCACCACCCTCAAAGTCCCCGGAAAGGTTCTTCTTGCCGACTTTCTTTTCTTCGCCGTGAGCAGTTACACCCATCTCCGAAGTTTCTTCATCAGCCTCTGGCTCAGCGTGGTTAATAGCACCACCCTTAACCGATTGACGGCCTTGGCTAGAAGTTTGGCGAAGAACGCGCATACTTCCATCAGACATGACATTTACAGTACTAACTGCAAACACTTCATCATCGGGGGTTTCTTCAGTTTCTGTAGGCATACCTGCCTGCGCATCTACGCGCCCAGCTGGGTTATTTCCGGATGCGATTTTAGGGGCATTCACACCATAATCTTTAGCGCCAGCGTCGTACTGATCGCTGTTCATAGCTTGATCATAGCCATCTTCTTGACCCGCCCAACGGCTTTCACCTTCGGCATTGTCCTTGCTGGCCTTAGCAGTGTTTAACCTGTCGTCTTCCTGTTCGGCGGACTCAGCGGTGTTCATACGGTCTGCGTCTTGAGCACCAGACTTGGCTGTTTTCATACGACCTTCATTGCCGGCTGCACCTTGCTTACCGGTTTTCATGCGGTCCACATAGCCGTCGGAAGCAGAGCGAGCGGTTTCATAACGACCGAACTCATCACCTTCAGCGTGGTTGACACCGGGGCCACCATCGCCACCTTTGCGCTTCATAACGCCGGTATCAGTCATGTCCTCGTCGTGATCTTCGGACATCTTCTCTTTCTTTTCAGCAACCTTTTGCTTAATAAAGTCGGGAAGTTCCTTATGATCCTCAGATAATTCCTCTTCCTTTGGTTTCATAGTTTTCTTTGTTGCCTTAGCCATAGGCTCTTTGTGAGCCTCGTCGTAGACGTTTTCTACAACTTGCATAACTTGGCCGTTGGCACCTTTGACGTGCTTCCGGCTGATTTGTCCTTGGTCCATAAATTCCTCTTCCGGAAAATGATTAGAGAGGTCAGCCGTCTGCTGAGCGATTTCAGTTCCTTCGCGACCTAAATTTTTACTTGTTTCTTTAAACTGTGTGGCATCTGGGTTTGCCATTTGTGCCGTTTCAGTATTGGTTGCTGCAGATGATGCAGCAGCTTCCTGAACAGGCTCTGTGGTTTGTGTTTGTTGACTTGTTTGTAACTCTTTTACCGCGCTCGACACATCCTGACGGACTGCATCAAGTTTCTCACGAAGCATTTCAAGCGGACTTCTCTCAACAATAAGCGTTGGTCCAAGTTCGTCATCAAAAATTTCCGAGGCAGATAAGTTCACGGCGAAATCGTAGACTCCTTCTTGTTCAGAAAACGAGAATGGTTCTAAACCTTTTACGGCTGGAGGTGAAGCCCCCAACAGAGCAAGGTGACGAGCACTCCATTTTCCTTTCGAAGGGTTAATAGCGCTGTCGGGTGAGTAAAAGGAGATCGAAACCTTTCGGTAATGGCCGTCCTTTACTAAATCTTTTGCAACTGGAGAGAACTCCACGTCAGCATAAAGATTGTCACCTTTCTTTGCGAATCCTTTAATCCAGCCATAGGCTGGCAAGCTGTCGTTATCACCCGCATGTCCAAGCACGAGGGGTGCCGTGTGAACAGATGGGTCATAATTATCTACAACTTGTTGGAGGTCTTTCTCAGAGAAATGCCTCTGAACCCCCTGTGCTGAAGTTTGATCCCCAGCGCGAAAAACATGGATTCGCTTTGTAAAAGTCATTTTACTTTACCCCTGTATAGTCTTACCCTATTTATCGATTTCAACAGCTTCTTCCTCTTCTTCCTCAGGTTCATCCATCATGGCGATTAGAGCTTCAATGTCGCTGTCTGTTATGTCTGTATTTGCATTTTGTTCAGCAACCGGAGGTTGCGCAGCCTGCTCAGCAACTGCGGGTTGTTCGATAGCGTCAGCCTGAGATTCTTCCGGAGTGGCACCCGCTGGTAGCGCGGTTTCATCCGCTGCAGCTTGCAGATCGGTAGCGGCAACTGCCGAGGATTCCTCGGGAGATGCTTCGGCAGGTTGCCCAGCAGTGGCTCCTTCCTCTTCTTCCATTACCGACTCAAAGATATTTTGATCTTCTTGAGGATCGTAGGTTGTTTCGGTTGTTTCTTCTTCGGAAACTTCCTTTTCCTCCAGCTCAACCCGGAAGTGTCTTTCAATCCACTCCTTCCTAGGGGTATACCCAGATTGAATCATTAGGGATACATCCGGCATTGTCAAGGGAGATTCTTCAATACGGAATTCTCGTGTCAGAGAGGGGGCGGCAACGTCTGTGCCGAAGTTAAGATCCACAATCCATCTGACCAGAGTTTGTGTGAGAGTGTGTGAAATTGCTTCAGAGATTTCGCTTGCTCGTACCACGCGAACTGTGTTAGCAACTTGTGAAGAAGCTCGAGATCCTGCTTCAGCTTGACCGGCTTCGTTCTCACCGCAAAGGACTAGGGATATTTCTTTGTCAATGTATTCAATAAGGTTCTTGAAGACCTCTGGGGAGCCAGAGGGGACTACAAACTCAAGTTCGTAACCTTCTGGCAGAATCATCGCCGTTTCTTGCGAGAGGTTGGATAGATGTCCGTAGAGAGTGTCTAACTCCCGTGTGCTAGCAGATAGTGGTGCTTTGGCTACAGCTGTAGGTGTTGCGTAGCGATCTCCATAGAGAACATAAGACTCAATGGCACGTCGGCGAAACTTCACAAGGGGGTAGAGAATGCGTCCAAGGGCAGAACCGTAGGGGTCTCCATTGTGAGACACGTAATAACGACTTACTATAAATTTTCGCTGTGGTAACTCCACACCTTCAAACATTCTGTTGAAGGTTAAACACCGCATCGTAAAACCAGTTTGAGCATTCTCTTCTTCTTGGAATACAAACCTGCGTTGATCGCGCATACGCACGTCAAAAGGTATTACACCTCGTTTCGTTTTCTTCCACATTATTTCTCCTACGGAGAAACCGGTAATCATGGCTTCACCCATGCCAGTGTAGATGTCGTCGAGAGGTAGTTCTTCCAAAACCTCTGCGATAAAGTCTCGAACCGCTATGTCACCAACTTTGTCTGAATACTGTTGACAAAACCACGGACGAGAGGTTACCTCCTGCATCAGTTTTTTGAAGCTGGATTGTACTGCCTCATCAAAAAGTAATCTTTGATATACGATGAGAGCGCGGTTACCACCTTTGGCCAGGAGCAAATCATCTGAGGGGCGCAATATACTCGATC